GTGAACAGCTTGATCGAGACAACATTTGAGAAGTTCTGTATGTCTGGTGACAGCCAAGAAAAAGAAAGAGAAGCAACCTACCAAGGGTATCGAGCATTAGCTAACTTGGTAGACACACTGAAAGAACGTGTCGCTGTACGCGATCAAATTAATGAGAGAGCAAGCGAAAGCCGCTCAGAAGAGGAATAGGACCATGTCAGACAACGTCCAAAGTAACACCACTTCGGAATACCCAGGTCTCGACTCTGTCGATGATGCTGCGGAAGCAATTCTTGGAAATTGGAATGACCCTGAGCAAGATCAGGTATCTGAAGATACTCAAGAGGCAACGGATGAAGACACCGATGAGATAGGTGACGAATCTGAAAACGAAGAAAGCCAAGACCAAGATGAAGATCAAGAAAGTGAGGACCCTGATGAAGACGCAGAAGAAAGTGAAGATGACCAGGAAGACCAGGTAGAAGAAATAGACCTGGACGAAGATACCCTGGTTGAAATCACTGTCGATGGCGAGACCAAGCAGGCATCTATCAAAGACTTGAAAAGACTCTATGGCCAAGAGCAGTCTTTAACCCGAAAGTCTCAAGAGACATCAGCCCAGAAAAAACAGGCCGAAGAGTCTCTGCAAAAGTCACAAGCAACATTACAGGCGATGATCTCCCGCGCTGAAGAACGGTACAAGCCCTACGCAGATGTTGACATGCTCCTGGCGAGTAAACAAATGTCTGCCGATGACTTCGCCGCCCTCAGAGCCGAGAGTAAATTAGCTCACGATGATCTTAAGTTTCTAACTGAAGAGTCCGATCAATTTATGGGTTATGCCCGGGAACAACAAGCGCAGCAACAGCAGGAATCTGCGAAAGAATGTGTGAAGGTTCTCCAGGCAGAAATTCCAGAATGGTCTAATTCTATGTATAACGATATTCGGCAGTATGCGGTATCGAGAGGACTTGCGGAATCAGCGGTTAACCAATTTACCGATCCAAATGTCATTATGCTTTTGAACAAAGCGCGACTATACGATCAAAGTAAAAAGGTTGCCACCGTCAAGAAATCAACAGCAGCTAAGAAAATTTTAAGATCAAAGAAAGCAGCCCCGACTAAGACTGACGTTTCAAAACAGAAGGCTCAGGCGGCTCAGGACAGACTGCGTAACAGTGCGTCCGGTGGTAATGATCTTGACGATATAGCAGATGCAATTATGTCTGGCTGGGATTAATCCTATTCAATTTTCTAAAAAGGTAAATTAACAATGGCTACATTACAAACCTATCAAGTGGTCGGGATGGCCGAGGACGTTTCCTCAACTATCGCCAATATCTCTCCAACCTCAACACCCTTCCAAGCAGCAATCAAAACAGAGAAAGTCCACGCTCGTACATTCGAGTGGATGGAGGATTCTGTACGCGCTGCGGGAGTTAATGCCCTCGTAGAAGGAGCTAATTCCTCAGACACAAGTGTAGGCCAGCCTACGCTACGATCTAACACTACTCAGATCATTGGCGAGTCATTTAAGATCGCTGGTACAGTAGAGGCCGTTAAGAATCATGGCCGTGCGAAAGAAACAGCCTATGCTCTTGCTAAGACACTGAAAGCTATCAAGCTCGACGTTGAAAAAGCTATGGTCGGTATTGACCAGGCCGCAGTAGTTGGATCGGCCAGTGCAGCTCGGAAGATGGCATCAGCCACTCAGATGATCTCTACTACGCTTGATGCGGGAAGCAATAGCACCGATGCTCTTACAGAAGCAAAATTATTAGCTTTGCATCAGACTACTTATACCAACGGTTCTGACCCATCAATTCTGATGGTAAAGCCTGCGGACGCTGGAATCATCTCTGGTTTCACTACTGCATCTTCTCGTACCCGCGACTTCGGTCAAAGTAAAACCCTGACCGCCGCTATAGAAGTACTCGTAACGAGTTTCGGAACTCTGCGCGTACTTATCAACCGTAATCAACTAAGTACCCACGCTCTGTTGATTGATCCGTCGATGTGGAAGCAGTGTCAATTGCGTCCGTTCACTCGCACATTGTTAGCTCGCAACGGAGATGCGGATCACCATCTAGTTTTGGGGGAGACAAGTTTAAAGCATTCTTCTTTCGCAAGTTGTGGAATGATCACCGGACTTTCTTGATCCCGGTTAGCTAGCTTTGGGGGTACTGTGGTAGAGAAAAGGTTTCGCTCTCCTTACTTTTTTCTATTGCAGTATTCCCATTTATTTTTTTTAAGGAGACCCCTATGTTAGACCAAGATAAACCCAGTCCAATTGTCCATGATTTAGGCACCAGGCTTATTCAGGACCACGATGACCACAATTTTACTTTTGCTCATACTCAGCATATTTCTCAGGACTTCTTAGACAGATTAAAGAATACCCGGGAAAATAGTTTGAACCAAAGCGAATCAGAATATATGTCTGTTGCCAGTGTCCCGGTTGCTGTTGTCGAGCAATGGCTCCGCGAAGGATTTGACATCATGACAGAGCCAGCTCATGCAATTGTAGCTCGGCTAAAGCAGCAAAATCTCGACGCATTTCTCACCACCAAAAAACAGGTATAGCTAATGAACCTCGGTCAAATAAGAACTCACTTTAAGGCACTGCTCAACCGAAGCGACATCACCGATGCCCTTGCCAATACTTTTATTGACCAGGCTATCGCGAGGATTCAGCGGAGCATCCGAATACCAAGTATGGAGAAGACGCATACCTATACAATTACGGCCTCTACACCTTCGGTATTGCTACCCAATGATTTCATCGAAGGCATCGATCTTAGCTTTGCTAGCCATACCCTGGACCGTCTTCCTATGAGCGAAATGCTCAATCGAAAATCCACTTCGGAAATCGGCAATCCCCACTTCTTCGCCAGGGAGGGTGGGTCATTCTTAATCACCCCGGTACCCTCCTCCGGCAAGCTCATACTTAACTACTACGCACAGTTTGCCACGATGACCCTAGACAGCGATGAAAATAGCCTGGCAGCAGTCGGTAGCGACCTCCTCATTTATGCCGCGCTCACCTACGCCAGCGACTATTACCTGGACGAGCGCCAGGGACTCTTTGAACAGAAATACAATCAGTTCATGGTAGAGATCCAGGACCAGGCTTACGATGCCGAAATTACGGGCAGCCTCCAGGCTATACGCCCAGCATATCAATACCACTAATTCGGAGCCCTCATGTCTAAGTCATCTTTTTTTAGTAATACTGGACCGTCCAACACTCAGAACACCGCAATCGAAAGTTCGGTATCCGGTGCTGCGGCCTCTGCAACCGCAGCAGCAGCCAGTGCCACTTCAGCGGCTTCGAGTGCCGCATCTGCGTCTGCAAATGTAACTAATAATGCGGCTTCGGCGGCAGCTTCCGAAGTTTCACGACAGGCTTCTTTGGTTGCAAAGAATGCAGCGGTGGTTGCTAAGTCTGCCGCAGAAACTGCAGAAACAAATAGTGCCAACTCTGCCACAGCTTCTGCCAACTCTGCGACAGCAAGTGCCAACTCTGCGACAGCGTCCGAAGCCTCAAAAGCCACATCCACGACAAAGGCATCTGAGGCGAGTACCTCCGCTTCAACAGCCGCTACAAAGTCGGGTGACTCAGAGACAGCTAGGGCCGCTTCCGTGGTTGCTAAAGATGCATCGGTAGTTGCGAAAAATGAAAGTGTTGCAGCTAAAGTTTTGTCCGTTGCGGCTAAAGATGCAAGCGTTGTAGCAAAGAATGCCGCCGTAACTGCTCAGAATAACGCTTCAGCAAGCGCACAAACCGCAACAACGAAAGCATCTGAAGCAAGTACCTCCGCAGCAACCGCTACCACAAAAGCTTCGCAAGCTGCTACTTCTGCTACCGCCTCCGAAGCGTCAAAAGTTACGAGCGTCAACAGTGCATCGACAGCGACTACTAAGGCATCTGAAGCATCAACGTCTGCGGCATCCGCTGCCGCCAGTTACGATTTTTTCGATGACAGGATGCTTGGGGCAAAGTCATCCGCGCCTACTGTCGATAACGATGGTGCATCGCTCGTTCAAGGTACGTTGTACTTCGACACATCTAGCCAGACTATGAAAGTCTATGGCTCAAGTGGTTGGGTGCCTGCGGGGAGTTCGGTCAATGGAACTTCGGCGCGATTTAAGTTCGTTTCGACTAACAACCAGACAACATTTAGTGGCTCTGATGCTAACAGCCAGACGCTTGTCTATGACGCGGGGTTCCTCGATGTTTATCTTAGTGGTTTAAGGTTAGTCAACGGTACTGACTTTACCGCGACTACAGGAACTAACATTGTCTTAGCTGCGGGTGCAGCAACTGGTGACATACTTGAAATTGTTGCCTACGGCACTTTTGTACTTGCGAATTTTAACGCAGACAAACTAGATGGGCAGCATGGTAGTTACTACACAGGTTATACCGATACTGCCGTTTCAAATCTCGTTGACTCTAGCCCCGCCGCCCTGAATACTTTGAATGAACTAGCGGCTGCCTTGGGCGATGACGTTAACTTCTCGACTACCGTAAATAATAGTATTGCGACTAAAGCGCCACTCGCTAACCCCACCTTTACTGGTACTACAACTATTCCTACAGCAGACATCAACGCAGGCACTATAGATGGCACAACCGTTGGCGCATCCTCTGCTTCTACTGGCGCGTTTACTACGCTGAGTGCGTCTGGAGATGTGAACTTTGATAGCGGGACTTTATTTGTTGATGTAAGTGCTAATAAAGTCGGTATTGGTACTAGTTCGCCTAGTGCACCTTTAAGTGTTGTTGCGGCATCAGGCGCAGTCCCTGCATTAGGTGCGGCTTCATCTCATGCGGCTATTGGTTCTGGTGGTTTCGGAACTATGATAGGCACGAAAAGTACAGGCGTTGGTTACATCCAGCAGCAAAGGTTTGACGGTACAGCAACAGCTTATAGCCTTGCCTTGCAGCCTAATGGTGGCAACGTGGGTATTGGCACCGCTTCGCCTAGTTATGCGCTTGATGTAGTGTCTTCTGCAACTAACAACGAAACTTTAGCACGGTTTAGTAGTGCAGGTGGTGTTCGTGCGGTATTTAATACTGATAGTGACGATGATGGTTCGCTTTCTTTGTATGACAAAAGTGATGCCGCAAAAGTCCTTATTAGAAGCCTTGGTAACTCATACCTTAACGGCGGCAACGTGGGAATTGGCACT